TGTCTGGCAAAACCAAGAGTTTCTGATCGGTGCCTACAAGGAACAAAGAAAGCTGCCCACGATTGCAGAGGACAGGGCGGAGGACGTGGCGGCGCATCTGTTCAAAAACACTGACGCTGCGGTGGTCGCCATCTTCAAGGTCAACCCTATGTTTGGCACTCGCGTGCTGCATAGGGCGTACACCAAGGACGGCAGGGACAAAACCCACGAAGGGTTGGATGTCGGCCTCTTTACTGCCAACGCCGCAAACAACAGAGATGTCGTGGCGCTGATGGCAAGTGAGATTCCCTGCGGCGCGTACAAAACCGCGCAGTCTGAGATCGGGCTGTGGTATATCGAAAAGGGCGTTACTTACGGGTGCCGCATCAGTGTCCCGCCTGAGCAGGGCAAGTTCATCGGGCAGATTACGGTAGGCTGGAAAGAAGAGCCCCCGGATGTTGATCAGTACCGTGTCCTTCTGCAAATCGCAGCAACCATGTTATCTAGGAGCAAACAGTAATGGAATGGCTTAAACAGATCGCCCCCACTATTGCTACCGCGATGGGTGGCCCCTTGGCCGGTATGGCCGTCTCTGCAATCTCCAAGGCTATTGGCGTGGAGCCGGAGAAGGTCGGAGACATGATCTCCAACAACAAACTTACTGCCGAGCAGATCGCGCAGGTCAAGATCGCTGAGATTGAACTTCAGAAGCAGGCGCAAGAGCTAGGGCTGAACTTTGAAAAGCTGTCGGTGGAAGACCGCAAATCCGCTCGGGAGATGCAGGCCACGACCCGGTCTATCGTGCCCCCGGCGCTGGCTGCGATTGTCACCGTCGGGTTCTTCGGCATCATGGTCATGATGCTGCTGGGCAAGGTGGACTCCAACAACCCCGCTATCCTGATGATGTTGGGCTCCCTTGGCACCGCATGGACCGGTATCATTGCATACTACTTTGGCTCTAGCGCAGGCTCCCAAGCCAAAACCGATCTTCTCTCTAAGGCACCAGCAATCAAATGAAAGAAAACTTCGACTCCGCTCTTGAAGCCATCCTCCACCACGAGGGTGGGTATGTAAATCACCCGGCTGACCCCGGCGGCATGACCAATCTGGGCGTGACAAAGCGCGTCTGGGAAGAATGGGTCGGCCACGAGGTGGATGAGAAAACCATGCGGGCGCTGACCCCTGAGATTGTTGGTCCCATGTACCGCGCCAAGTACTGGGACAAGATCAAGGGTGACGATCTCCCTGCCGGGGTGGACTACATCGTGTTTGATGCCGCTATTAACTCTGGCCCGGGTCGGGCGGCTAAGTGGCTACAGCAAACCGTGGGGGCGACTCCAGACGGGGCTATTGGCCCCGGAACGCTGGGCAAGGTGGCGGCTATGCCTGCGGACGATATTGTGGAAAAATACCAGCAAACCCGCTTGGAGTTTCTGCGGTCCCTGTCAACTTGGAACACCTTTGGTAAGGGGTGGGGTCGCCGGGTCCAAGAGGTCCAAGTCACTGCCGCCAAGATGACCGAGTCTGCGGCGTAAGGACGCACTCATGCCGCTGCAAAAACTCCAACTCAGGCCCGGTGTAAACCGTGAATCAACCTCGCTTGCCAATGAGGGCACTTGGTTTGAGATGGACAAGGTGCGCTTTCGCTCGGGCTTTCCCGAGAAGATTGGCGGCTGGGTACGGGATACCGGCTCGGCTGATACGGCTAATAACGCATTAGCCCCGGCCACTGGATCATTCTGGGGAGTCTGCCGGGCGCTGTTTAACTGGGTCACCATCGCAGGCTTCAACCTGATGGGTGTCGGTACCAACCTCAAGTACTACATTCAGCAGACGGCCAACGGTACGTACTATGACGTTACCCCAATCCGGGCAACTGACACGGTTGCTTCCAACGCTTTCACGACAGATGGCACTACCACGGTTCAAGTTAACGACACCGCGCACGGTGCGCAGGCTGGGGATTTTGTCACTATCTCTGGGGTGGCAAGTGCTGTAAACGGCATCCCTGCGGCAGACCTGAACAAAGAGTTTCAGATTGTCTCCATCGTCAGCAACAACGCATACACCATCGTTGTGGCGACTGCCGCCACGTCCTCTGGGACTACAGGCGCTGCCACTTTCACTTACCAGATCACCACCGGTAGCGATGTTTATACCGTCGGCGTGGGCTGGGGTGCTGGCGGCTGGGGCGGCGTGACGACAGGATTTACGTCTACGGGGTGGGGCAGCCCTGCGCCTGCTGGCGTCGGCATCGGCACGCAGCTTCGCCTGTGGAGCCAAGACAACTTTGGCGACTACCTTGTGATGAACCCCCGGGGCGGAGCGCTCTATCTGTGGGTGCCCGCTGCCAGCCCATCTACCTACAACCGGGCGCAGATTTTGTCGTCCACCAACACTAACACGCAGGACGGCACTCAGTACTGGCTCACCGACTCAAGCTGCCCCACGGTGGCTAACGCCGTCGCAACTTCCGATACGTCTCGGTTTGTGATTACGTTTGGCTGCAACGAGGTTGGGTCCACTACGCTTGACCCGCTGTTGGTCCGTTGGTCTGATCAAGAAAACTACGCTGTCTGGGCCCCCGCTGCTACAAACCAAGCGGGTAGCTATCGCTTGAACATCGGTTCGTCCATCGTGGCGCACCTACAGGGTCGGCAGGAAATTCTTGTCTGGACTGACGCTTCTCTGTACTCCATGCAGTACCTCGGCCCGCCTTTCGTTTGGGGCTTCCAGATTCTGGGCGACAACATCTCTATTGCAGGGCCCAACGTCGCTGCCACTGCTGCCAACGTAACTTACTGGATGGGTACGGACAAGTTTTACATGTACTCTGGTCGTGTGGAAACGCTCTACTGCCCGCTGCGCCAGTACATCTTTGGCGACATCAACATGTCCCAGCAGTATCAGTTCTTTGCCAGCACCAACGAGGCGTACAACGAGGTGTGGTGGTTCTACTGCTCCGCTGGATCGGACACCATCGACCGCTACGTCATCTTCAACCACTTGGAGAAAATCTGGTCATACGGCAATCTGGCCCGCACCGCTTGGCTAGACACCCCCCTGCGTAACAACCCAACCGCCGCCACCTACGGCAATATTTTGGTGTACCAAGAGAGTGGTGTTGATGACGGCTCCGTCAACCCGCCGGTCCCGATTGAGTCCTACATCCAGTCTGCCGACTTCAACATCGGCGACGGGCACAACTACGGCTACGTGTGGCGGATGATCCCGGACATTACGTTCGACGGCTCCTCGGTCAACAACCCGGCGGTGACGTTCACCATGCGCCCCCGCCAGAACCCGGGCGCTGACTACTCGACTTCTGCTGCGGCCAGCGTGGCAAGCACGCAGAACTACCAAGCTCAGCGCAACTACCTCGTGCAGCAGTTCACTGAGATCATCTACACCCGGGTACGCGGCCGCCAGATGGCGTTCAAGATCAGCTCAGACGGGCTGGGCGTGCAGTGGCAGCTTGGTGTGCCGTCAATTGATGTGCGTCCGGACGGCCGGAGATAACGCATGACGCTGCTTGTTACGTCTGAATTTGAGCTCAACAGAGTCACTGCCCCGCGCTTACCTACTGCACCTGTTGGGTATGAGCAGCGCTATCACGACCAGTTTGCAGACATTTTGCGTCTGTACTTCAACCGGCTGGACAACATTATTGGGCAGTTGAACACCCTATCCGTTCCGTATGGAGCGTTTTCCAGCGATCAAGATCAGACCGCCACGGCAAACACAGCCACGCTGATGACGCTTAACACCACGGATTTTGCCAATGGTGTAAGTATTGCAACTTCTAAAATTACGGTAGCCACTGCTGGTATTTATAACCTACAGTTTAGTACGCAGTTTGCAAACACAAATAGTAACGTCCAAGATGTATATATTTGGCTGCGTCAAAACGGGGTAGATATACCGGGTTCGACTGGCTTTGTATCTATTCCGGGTAGCCACGGAGGTACGGATGGGCACGCAATTGTTGGTTGGAATTATTTTCTAAGCATGACGGCGGGCCAGTACATAGAAATCTACTGGTCTGTTCCCAACACCGCTGTGTCCATTCAACACCTCGCCGCTTCCGGCACGCCAACCAAGCCAGCTACGCAGTCTGTGGTGGCGACAATGACATTTGTCTCTGCGCTCCCCCCATGATACTATCCACTAACCCTTCTTCCGTGAGGCCCCAATGAGCCTGCAAGTGCTTGCCCAAGATATGGCTTCCCGTGGTCGGGGGCCAGACACGATGCTTGTCCACATGGCCCCGCAAGAAGTTGCGGGTCTGCAAGCGCTGGCTATGGCGCACGGCGGCTCTTTGACGCTCAACCCTGACACTGGCCTGCCCGAAGCGGGCTTTCTTCAGAAGATTCTCCCCACGTTGATTGGCGCAGGTCTCACCCTGATCCCCGGCGTCGGTCCCTTGATGGCCGCTGGTATTGTGGGTGGCGGCACCGCGCTGGCTACTGGCAGCCTGAAAAAAGGTCTTGCAGCGGGTCTGGGCGCGTACGGCGGCGCAGGTCTTGGTAGTGCTCTGGCTGGTGCTGGCGCGGCTCAAGGACTTGGTGCTGCAAGTGCCGAGGCCGCCGCTGCTGGTAACGCGGCTGCTGCTTCGCAGGCGGCCAATCCAACCTTGATGGCACAGTTTGCAGAAGCAGGCATCTCTCCTGCTGATGCCGCGATCAGCGCAAGTGAATTTGCTGCCAACTCGATGGGTCTGCCCGGAGGCCCAGCATTCAGTGCTGCTACGCAGTCCGCGATGAGTAACCCCCTACTGGCCGGCGCTAAAGGGCTTGGCAACGAAGCTGGCCGCAGCGCATTCATGGAGCAGGTTGGCGGCGCAACAGGTTTGGCCAAGTACGGACTGCCCGTGCTGAGTTCTTTGTCGGCGTCCGAGCCCGGCGCTGGGTACGAAGGTAGCGGCCCCAACCCGTACGAGTACACCTACGACTCCCGGACCGGCACGTACACCCGCGTCCCCACTGGCACCCGCGACAGGATGCTCACTTCTCCGCCGATGTTCCCGACCACAACCCCAGCGCCGAGGATGGCTATGGGTGGTCCGGTGGAAGAAATGTCTGAGCGCAATCAGTACGAAACGCTGATGGCTAACGGCGGCCAGATGTACGCTGATGGCGGCATGTCACACCTTGGCGACTATTCCGATGGCGGCCGTTTGTTGCGCGGACCCGGTGACGGCGTAAGCGATTCAATCCCTGCGGTAATTGCTGACAAACAGCCCGCGCGCCTTGCCGATGGTGAGTTTGTAGTGCCGGCCCGCATCGTCTCTGAGTTGGGCAACGGCTCGACTGAGGCTGGCGCGCGCAAGCTCTACGCAATGATGGACCGTGTGCAAAAGGCTCGGGGCAAGACTGTCGGTAAAGACAAGGCGGCTGTTAACACCCGTGCGGACAGGCTGCTCCCGGCATGACCACGCATGGAGAACTGGAGTGGTTCGGCGGCAATCAGGATGCGCTGAACATGTACCGGGCGCTGGTGCACTTGTCGCATGTCTGGGACGACCTAGTAGATAAGGACAAGGAAGTCTCGGAGCGCGACATCAACTTGGCTTTTGGCTCCTGCCTGCTGTATTTGCCGACCAACCCGTTCTACCGAGCCATCCAAGACCAGATTCTGCCCATGTGGGTAGTTGTGTTGTCGTCGTATGAGACGGCCAACAAGTTTGAGAGAGACAAGGACGAGCACGGAATTGAGATAGCGCACAGCTTGCGGTACGCTGCTGGGCAGATCGTTGCGTATGCAGTCCATGTTTGTATTGGCCCGGACAAAGCCCGCGAGGTTCTGCCCGAGGTCTGGAAGACTATTTTTCACGAGCGGTTTGACGAGTACCGCAAGGAGCACCTAGATGCGGATTCCCAGCAAGTTTGAAGGCTACCGCCGCGACGGCGTTCGGTTGTACCCAATCAGCATGGGTGATAGCCCGCCAGAAAAACAGACACAAGTCACGGACTTGCCTGATTGGGCAAAGCCCACTGCGCAGCGCTCGCTGGCTAAGACTGAGTCGCTGACTTCGGACCGCCCGTACCAGAGCTACGGCTCGTATGCTTTGGGCAAAGGCATGGACCCGACGCAGGTCGCGGGCTTTACCGGGCTACAGAACCAGTCGTTTCAAAGTGCACAAAACATAGCTCCCGCCGCAGGTCTTGGTGCTGCTCAGGGGATCACTGGCGCAGCCGCTATGCGGGCGATGGGTGCTGGGTACGACCCGTACCAGACCGGGCAGTTTGGCCAGCAGGCAGGCGCTTACATGTCGCCATTCATTCAGCAATCGTTGGCCCCGCAACTACGCGAGTTGGGTCGGCAGTCTGAAATGCTGCGCAACCAAAACCAAGCGCAAGCCGTTAGCCAAGGCGCGTTTGGTGGCAGCCGGCAGGCAATTGTTGAGGCCGAGCGCCAGCGCAATCTGGGTATGCAGCAGCAAGACGTGCTGGACAAGGGCTACCAGCAAGCGTTTGACCGGGCGCAGCAACAGTTCAACACCGAGCAGCAGCTTCGTGAGCAGTCGCGCCAGTACGGCGCGGGCTACGGCCTTCAAAACCT